GTCCGGGTATTCGACGGTGACGTACTCGAAGATTCGGTCGATCAGGTCCTGGCTGTCAAAAATTGAAGCGGTCACCACGGTCTCCCGGCTGGCCGGCGTGGCAGAGAGGGTGTCGATGGCGATTTTGGTGTCCATGGGTCGTGTGCCGGATGTGGTGCTGGGTTTGGTGCCGGGACTGGCGCGCGGTCGGCAAGCGCCGCCTGGTCGCCAGGTTCTACCGTGACCGGTTCTTGGAACAGGTCGCGGATTTGTTGGTCAACGAAGTCGCGCAACTGCTGCCACTGCGCGGGGGTCTTCTTGTGCAGACCGAGGTAGTAGGCGCAGGCCAGGCCATACACCATCAGGTCGCCCGCCTCGTTGCGGTCGTTCTTCTTCTTCTCCCAGACGCGCACCTTCCGCCCCCGCTTGTACACGTTGACGCAGTACTCGGCGGTGAGCTGCTCGTAATACTCCAGCGGCAAGTCGGTCGAGAAGTGGATGGTGCCCGGGCCGTCTACCACGCGGTAGCGCGCCGCCAGGTAGTCCTTGGCGGTGTCGGTGCCGATCAGCCACAGCTTGGCCCCGTGAGGGATGCTCTTGCCCTGCCAGTTCACGTCGACCAGCGACGGCTTGGTTGCCAGGATCGGTTTGTTGTAGCGCGACTCGCCCTTTATGGCGTACACATGGCGATGCTGGCGTGTGCGGGTGAAGTTGTACACGTCGTGCGTGTTGGCACCGCCCGAGTCGAGGAAGGCTGCGGCGATCGGCAGCATGCGGCCGTTCACGTGCTTGTAGCGGCCGAGCAGCAGCTGGTCAAGCTTGTCCTGGGTGGCTTGGTCGGACGGCGATCCTGATACCACCTGGTAGTCGACGATCCAACACTCCAACCCTTCGCCCCACGCAATCACCATCAGCTCGAACCGGTCCGGCTGCGTGTCGACCGTGGCCGTTAGGATCAGGCCGCCCTTCGGCACCGTGCCCAACTTGTACGGCTCGGCGCGGGCTTGCAGCTCGCTCGCCTTGGTCTGCTCCTTCTTGCGCTCCCAGCTACGGGCCAGGCGCGTGTTGTAGAACGTGATCATCTTCTCTTCGCTGCCCTCGTCCAGCTTCGCCTTGGCCGCCTTGTATTCCTTAAGCAGACCGGCCCAGGAGAACCAGCCATAGGGTAGGAACATGCCGTTGATGGTGAAGCTGATCGTCTCCCCGTCGCCGGCGACGCCTTCCGTCCAGGCACCGCGCTCGAACATCTTGGTCTTGTCGGTCTCGTACATCACGCAGCCGCACTCGATGCATGGGTAAATCGCGCGCCCTGCCTCGTCTTCCTGCAGCCGCTCGAAGACCAGCGTCTGCGGATGGCCGCAGTGCACGCAATCGGCCAGCGCCTCGTGCTGGGTACCTTTTTGGTACAGCGCCTCGATTGCGGATGCTTCCTTGACGGTCGGCGAGCTGGGGTAGTACGACTTACGGTTGCGCTCGTAAGTGGTCTGGCGCGCCTCAGCCAGCGCAACGGTGTCGCCCTCGCCATCGACGTTGGCGTCGGCGCGGTCGACCTCGTCGTACAGCACGTAACGGCAAGACAACTCCGACAGGTTGGCGGCTGCGCCGGAGGTGACGATGGTCAGCGCGCCCCCGGTGTATTCCTTCGTATCCATGGTGTTGACCGAGTCGCGCGAGCGCGGCACCGCGACGCGCTCGCGCAGCACCGGCACCGCCTCGATCGTCTTGTCGATTCGTTTGCTGGCGCGCTTGGCCAGCTTCCCGGTCGGCAGGATCCACAGGAAGTTTGACGGCGCCTGATGGACGGTCGCCCCGAACCAATTCAAACCCACCTGTGTCTTCAGCATTTGCGACGCGCCCATCACCACCACCCGCTTGCAAGGATGGTGGGGCGACAGCGCGCGCATCACTTGGCGGGCGTGCGGCGTACGGCTGGTGCGGTATTTACCGTACTCGCTGGCGCCCCCGCTTTTCGGGATGACCATGTGCTGGTCGGCCCATTCATCGACCGGAAGGTTCGGGTCAGGCTGCAGGCCGCGGCCGAATGCGGCGCGCACGACACCAGCGGCACGGGCAAGGCGCATCACTGGACCGCCTCGCCGACGTCTATGCCGAGATCGGACTTCAGCCCATGGGCCATGCTCTCGAGCAGCGCCTGCAGCTCGCGCTCGACCACCGCCTCGCATGCCTCGGGCGTCTCGAGTGCAGCCACCTCAGCAGCGATGCGGCGCGCGCAGTTGCTCAGCCCATCGCGCAGCCCGCGCGCCACTTCGAACGTCGAGGCCTCGACGTCCGTCTTGAGCAGGAATTTGCCCGCCATCTCCGCCAGCTTGATCTCGGCCGCCTCCGCCTCCGCCGCCTCCCGACGCGCGCGGCTCGACTCGTACCCTGGCACCTCGGCTTGCGGCTCCGCACCTCCCGCACCCGCCGGGGGGCGTGACCGACTCCGTGCCTCCCATACCCGCCTCGCCTCCCAGTTGCGTTGCAGACGCCAGGGGGTCAGGGCGTTGGCCGCTCACCCGTTTGCGGGTCCGGCTCTGATAGAGGAACGTGGCGTAGTCAGCATCAACCTTCCCGTCCGTAACCGGGATGTCGCAGCGCTTCGTCGCCTCATACGCCGACTGCCGCGAGATGCCCATCATCTCGGCCCAGCTCGCGATAGTTGTCAGGTTCGGCATCTGTTTTGGTACTTGTCAGGTTATTTGTCAGGAAATGTTTTTGGGTCCCGCTAGTGCGCTGACGGGGCCTGAATTACCCTTGTCCGCCTTACCCCGGGAAGAACCTAACCCCCCCGGGGGGGCCGTGGTTCATTCGGCCGGAACAGCCTTCGATCCGCCGCTGTACGCCTCGGTCATCGCGTCGTATCGAGCCATTGCTTCGCGCTGCTCGACGCGCGACTCCTTCATCAGCTCGACCTGCTCACCCAGTAGTGCAGTCATGCGACGGAACTCGGCAAACACTGCTTGCGGCGTAGCCTCTTCCTCATTCGGCGCTTGCGTCTCACCGTCGAGTTGCAGGACGTGCTCGAACATCGCCCGCGCCTCGTCGGCGTTGAACAGGTTCGTGCCGACTGGCCAAGTCTTGTTTTTGTTCCATTCGTCGTCTTTACGACCGTCAAAGCTGATGCCGCAGTCAGGCCCGAAGGTTCGCGGCAGCGGCCAGCCGAGGAAGCGGTCGACCATCGCTTTCACGTTTGGCGTAGGCGCACGGTAGTGGCGGAGGATGTCGTGTGCCAGAGCGACGGCCTGCTCGCGATTCAGGGCGATCGCGCTTGCGCCGTTCTCGCCCGCACTGCGCACGGTGACAAGGACATCACCCGGATTGGCGACGCGCTCGCTGACATTGATGTAGGAAGGGCAGCTGATGCCAGATTCGGTGTATGCGTGGATGGTCATGTTTGCTCCAATGGTGCCGCCCTCATCGCCGGGCGGCATGGCGTTTTACATCCGTGCGGTGCGCAGCGCCTTGGCCAGCTCGGCCTCAAAGTGCACCGGGAAGCGCGCATTGATCGTGGCCTGCCCGACCTCGTGGAACTTAAGGCGCGCTTGGTACTCGACCTTCGACACGAAAATGAACACCGGACGGATGGCGGTGCCGTGGCCGAAGCGGCGCTTCAGGTACATACCTGGCAGCAGGCCGCGGTTACCGTTCGGCAGTGCGAAGTAGGTCACGCCCTGGCGCGCGATGGTGCGCCTCGATCGGTCGCTGTCCTGTGCGCGCGACTCGTAGCCGCTGCCGCTCTGCACTTTCAGCTGGGACAGGATCTGCCTGATCTGGCTGCGGCGGATGTTACCGTTGCCATCCAGCTCGGCGCCCGCCGCCGGCATCAGGTACCAGCCGGCAGGCATCAGGCCGTTCGCCTGGAGCATGCGCTCTGTCCCCTTGTGCCGGCGCGCGCCGCCGTAAATCTGCGGCAGCAGGAAGCGATCGGCCGGCGTGCCCTTGCCGAATGGGTTGTCCTTGACCCAGACGCGCGCCTCCAGGTTGTTCTTCGTGGCGCCCTTGAGAAAGGTGCCGTTCAGGGCGTACGCGGTCGGGCGGTCGAAGACCGTGCGCATCTCGTCCTTGATCGCGGTCTGGATATCCTTGGCCGTGCGGGTCAGCGACACCGCTGCGACGAACGCGCCCTGGCGACCCAGCTCGCTGATTCGGTCGGCGATAGCCGGGTAGTTTGTCTTTACACTCATCCGCATCTCTGTTTCCTCCAATTTGCAGGCTTTGCCGCCTACTGATTCAAACCCTGCAACGCCACAACCCTCATGGATACTGCTTCTTGGCAGGGTATGCAGGCATGCAGGGTAGTTTTA